TCCCCGAGCCGGCACATATTCAAGAATTTGGTGGAATCGAACAGATTGGCTTTGACCTGAGTATGCGCTAAAAGCCGTGATCTAAGATCTTTTGCGTCCATGGCAACCTCCCTCACCCGTTTTCTTTATCTTCATTGTTCTTCGATCTGGTTTCTTTTCCAGGCACTTTCATTCCAAACCATGAAAAAGCTCGTTCAATGGATTGCTCTGATTGTTTGGCTGTTTTGCGCGGCTGCTTCGGCTTTCGGACTTTCAGTTGTTCCTGGAGATGCTCCACACGATGGACCAGAAAAAACAAGAGGTCCGTGATGGTTTCTTTTCCCCGGGCCTTCTCCGGATATTCCGCCCGATAAAGCTGGAGCGCACGGTCGAGCTCATTCATTGGATTCTCCTTTTTTGATGCTCCCAATATTTCTGGTCCCGATACCAGGATAGAATTAAAAACAGCGCCCCCAGGACGCCTCCTGCCAAGGCAATCAGGGCTTCAGTCGTTGTGCAAGGGCTGTCGTGGTAGGCGGCATAGAGTACCCCACAACCGACAAGAAACTCCACCCATCTATTTTCAAGAATTTTCATGACACCTCTTTTCCCCCCGCTTGACTGTCGGATCTTATCATGTCCTGTTAAAAGTCCTGATACCATTCAGTCGCCTGGGCCCTCGCCGTCTCCCTTTCATGTATCCCGTCGATGGGGTAAAAGCGTGTAAACTGACGCCTGAAAAGCATCGGGATATCCAGCGTCGGACCATTGCGCTGCTTGGCGATCATGACATCGGTTTGCCATTCGTCCACCTGTTCGCTGTCTGCGTTCTCGCGTTCATAATACTGATCGGAATGAAGGAATATCACCGTGTCAGCATCCTGCTCGATATTTCCTGAGTCGCGCAGGGCGTTCAGCGTCGGACGCCTTGCTTTCTGCGCCTCGTTCACTCGGCTGAGCTGGGATAAAACCAGAATGGGCACATCGAGCTCTTTGGCCAGGGCTTTGAGCTGGCGGGTGATGGTTCCAATTTCGCGGTCCCTGGTTTCTCCCTTTGCGAACCGGGTATTTATCAGTTGCAGGTAGTCAATGCAGATCAGGTCCAGCTTGCCATTCTCTGCTTCCCGTTTCGCTATGCCCACAATTTCAGCCAGATCGCTGGCGCTGTCGTTGATTTTGAGTTGACAGTGACCCAGTTTTTCAGCCGCTTTTACGAGTCGTTCATGCTCCTCGTCGTTGAAGCGGCCGGTCCGGACATGGTGCGAATTCACCAGCGCTTCTGAGCAAATCATGCGCAAGGCCAGCTGTCTGGCGCTCATTTCCAGGGAAAAGAGGTAAACATTCTGCCCTGCCAGCGAAGCGCTCTGCGCGATATTCAGCATCAGGCTTGTTTTTCCCATCGAGGGACGAGCCGCCAGGATTATCAGCTCGCTTTTTTGCAGCCCTGAGGTCCAGTAGTCAAGCTGTTTAAAACCCGTCGTGACGCCGGACAACCCAGGCCTTCCCTTGCAGGAGTCGATTTCGTTGACCGCTGTTTCCATGAGGGCCTTTGCTTCCTGAGCGATGATCTCCTTTTTCCGGCTGGTGATTTTTAGCAGCTCGCTCTGGAGCCCGTCAATCAACTCCGTCGCATTCTGCCCTGGGGTAGTGAATTCTCGGCTCGCTCTGGCGGTCGCCAGATAGCCGTTCCGCAATTGCGCGGATTCAAGGACGCCGTAAACCGCCCCCTCTGCCTGGGTGGTGCTGACGACCTGGCTGGCGCACCGGGCCAGATAAGACTCTCCGCCAATTTTCTCAAGGTTGCCGTCGATGCGCAGACGATCCACAATGGAAAATAAACCTATCGGCGCTCCGCTTGCGGCGATGTCCCGGCAGGTGGAGAAAATGATGCGGTTCGCAGCTCCATAAAAATCTTCCGGCACCAACTCAGCTAGGATCATCTCTGGAGCGTATCCTTCAAGCAAACAACCGATTGTGACCGTCTCAGCGTAATCGTTATTTGGCAGTTGTGGCGACTGCATCCTCGGGCCTCCAATCATCAGGTACTGCGGCATATTTTCGCGGCTTTGGCTTGCCATTGTTTTTCCTGGTCAAAAACTCCGTGATGTGCTCCTCGAAATCAAATCCATGGAGCAGCCAGTCGTATCTTTTCATGCCCGGCGGCGATAGCGAGCTGGCCAGATTGCTGGCCGCCTCCAGAATGCGGTCAAAGCCGCCGATATGGTTCACCTTCATCGCCTTTTTCAACGTACTGATTCGCTTGAATGTAGGGGGAAGGTCCTCCTCGTGGAAAACCCCCGCGATTTGGCGGAAGAGCGGAATGTACTGCTGGTCGATTAGTGCGATGGGCCTGTCTTGCTCCTGCGCTTGCTCCTGGGCCGGGATTATATGTTCTGGGTCTTTTCTTTTCTTCTCTTCTCTTATCTTATCTGTGCGTTTCATGGCGTTACTTGGCGTTACAGGGCGTTTCATTTCATTACTTGGCGTTACAGGTTCATTTTCAGCATTGCCTTGCGTTACATCGGAACCTTGCCGTTCTCTCCATCGCCTAACCCTTTCACTGCTATTATCCTCTCGCTCGCGTTCCGGCTGTCTCCTCTCCCATCCGGTTAAATGATTACCTTCCAAAACCACGCCTTGCATTGCTTCACGGATAGCATGGACCTGTTCTATCTCCATATCAAAGGCGGCGGCGACAACCTCATCATCCCAATGCTCTAATGAGCCGCGTTCACAGGATTGGCTGGCGTTGACGAGCATCATCGTATATACAGCGATAATTTCGCTGGTGGGCCGGCCGGACCGACGTGAAACGACACGCCATTTAGGGTCTATAGGCATTTCATGCCAAAGTCGGAGCCAATCCATTTTCATTTCACTGCCTCATTGGATTGTAAGAGGGCCATGATGTCTTGGATTTCTTTTTTCATTTCTTCACGCTCCGCCCTTCTGAGCAGCTCATAGCCAATTTCCAGCAGAGCCGTGTCAAGCCGCGCCAGCTCTTTTTTGTGCTTTTCGGTCAGGAACAATTTGGCCCACTTTCTGTGATCTTCCTGAAAGTTTTCATTTCCGCCTCCAAAATCAGGCAGCCCACCGGGAAAAGGACGGGCCATGGATTAAGCTCCCGGCGGGCCCCTGATTCAGTAAAGTTGCAGGGTCAGTTGATCCGCCTGGGCCTGAAGCCTCAGCGCCTCACTGCGGTTGACCTTGTTCCTGACCTGGGCGACCCATTCCTGAGGAAGCGCCTGGGTGTTCTGAGCCGCCTGTTGTGGACCGACGCCGTGGTTCATCCCGCCGCAAATGCAGGTGCATTTTTCACCGTGGGCAGTATAGCATTTGGCAGAACAAAGGCGCCGCCGCCCGTCGCCGGTTTCCACTTTGAGCAGAGTAGCCATCAGAGGATGCTGCCCTGCCCGTTAGTCCGGTTCTGCTGGTTGGCTTTCAGCGCCTCATTGGTGATTTTGCAGAGGTCTGCCAGCACCCGATCCTGCTCCGCTTTGGTCACTTCGCTAAAGCTTTCCAGGCCGAATGTCCCGGGAAGGTCGTTCCAGTATGCTTCTCCTCTCAGCTCGGTTATCTTCTTGCGATGGACCTCCAGGGCTTTCAGGAAGCGTTCGTCCGCTTTGGGTTCATCTGGCTCGCTCGTTTCTGCTTTCCCGCTTTCGCCGGTTTGACCGTTTGCAGGGGCTTCGGTCGGCTTCTTGACGCCGTTTCCCTGGGTGACATCGGTAAAGTCCGCATCCTCGACCGGCCCCTGGCCTTTCACCGTTTTGGCTTCGATGTCGATCGACTCAGGATTGATGCTCCGCTCGTCCACAGCCAAAGCGGTGGAAACCTTGCTCTCAGGATCTACCGGAATGAATTTGCGGATAACCTTGAGGGCTGTCTTGGCCCACATCTCCTCAACCAGCACCGGATGGTTCCAGGGCGAATAACTGCTGTCTTTCGCTTCGCTCTTGTTTTTCCGCGCTTCCACCTGGGCCTTGTTCAGATAGCGGAAAAGCGTCTGGCCGTTACTCAGGTGAGCCACCGCGTAGACATATTTCAGTTCCCCCGGCTTGTCGAGGTTCGGGATGTGGAGGATGTTCGGTTGCAGACCGAGCTGGACCTCGAACCGGTCGCCTTCCCTGACGGTGTAGGCGTAGATGTGGCTGACCATCGGATTACGTAAAATGAGGGCGACCCAGCCCTGATAACCGATGTCGAAGCAGCACTTCCCTTTCCTGGGGATAAAGCTCACCAGCCCAAGCTCAGGGGTGGGGTCCAGCCGGATAAGGGCGGCGGAGAGGACGGCTCCGATGATGCTCCGCGTGCTGCACGCTTTCAGGGCGTCATTGTCTGCGATTATTCGGGTGGAGATCTGAATCATCCGCTCAGGCGGAATAGCACCCATCAAAACGTTGGCGAGCATCGGTTTGTAAAGTTGCAGGACGCCTTCGATTTTTTGAGAGTCCATGCCGGCCAGCGTCATCGGGATAGGGTTCTTCTCCCGTTCCTTTTTCTCCTTTTTTACAGGTTCTACAGGGCCCGGCTTGCTCCGGCCGGGCTCCATTTTTTCCTTCAGTTGTTCAGCCATTCCCATGATAGACCTCCATTTCTTTCACAGCTTGATTTTGGGAAGCAGGGACCTGCTCCCCGGTTTCACATCCAGGCACTCTTTGTAGAAGTCTGGATGTGCGGATTTAATAAAGTCAACATCCAGAACAGGGCGCACCCACTGCTCTGCTTCCTGGGGATGGTTTGCCCTGAATCGTTCCTCGTCAAACGTTTCCTTGTCTTTGGAGCTTTTGTAGGTGCAGATCGTCTCGCCGTTGCAGCTGGCCGCTTCATAGTCCATCAAGAGCATTTTGAGGGAAAGCTCAAATGTTTCAAGCCGCTGCTCGATGTTCTTTTTCGCTGCTCGCATCCGGGCGATTTTGAGGACCAGGTTGCGTGTGGTTTCGTCCACTTCCAGAATTTTAGGCTGACTGCGGGGGTAGAGGATTTTCAGGTCGTCGGCGGTGACCGGATCAGGGGGAACGCCGGCAAGTACGTGCTCCTCCCAAAACGCCTTGACTCGTCTGGCCATCATGGCAATGAATTCCTGGTCAGGCTGAATCGGGATCAGCTCCGGCTGACCAAAGCCCTGAAAGCTGTCCGCCGGCATGACGCCGATCGCGGCCCACTTGTAGCCGGTGACCGCCAGCTGGCTCTGGACCTGGACCCAGTGGTGGACAAATGTGGGGTTCAGATCCTCGGCGGTCGGGTTCCAGTTTTTCAGGTTTTCCATGGAAGTGGTTTTGAGCTCCAGCACTGCCGTTCCGTTCGGCTGACCGACAATAACTCGGTCCAGATTACAGCGCCAGTAATTCAAGGCGGGGTGAATGCGGATTTTGTTGTCGCGTTGGATTTTGAGGCTGTAAAGCTCGGCGAGCCAGTCGGCGATCATCTGCTCGGCTCTCAGGCCGGCTTCCGCCCTCTGACCGGCGGGCTCGGGCGTGACTTCGCCACGCTTTTCGAGGTAAACATCCAGCGGTGTTCTGTACTTGTCGAAGCCCAGGATTGCTGCTGTTTCAGACGCTCCAAGGTAGGAGCGCCGTTGCGCAAGCCATTCCTCACGGCTCATTTCATTTGAGCGTCTGAAAC